ACGTCCGTCGTCATCGGCGGGACCGCGATCCCGTTGGCCGACATTGATTACTCGGTGGCGATCTATCACGGCCGGGACCGGATCGACGACTCGCCGGATTCCTCGAGCTGCGAAATGCTGATCTACGTTGATGGCGCCACCGCCATCGATTTCGACGTGAACGAAACCGTGGTTGTGCAGTCGTATTCCACAACCAGATTTACCGGCCGCATCACGGACATCACCGTCGAGCACGGCTATAGCCTGGACGGGGTGCCGATCTGCGGGGTCAGCATCATCGCCATGGGAAACCTGCGATTGTTGGCGAAGTACGTCGATGCCGGCAGTTTCTCCGCTCAATCGGTGCAGGCCAGGGTGGATGCGATCCTGACCGGCACCGGCTTGACCTACACCGCCGAGGCTGACCCTGAACTGGACCTGATCGCGTACACGCCAGGCCCAACGGTGGTCCGTGACCTCCTGGACGAGATCTGCGAATGGACCGGCGCGACGCTGTACGACACCCCAGATGGCCGGATCTGGTTCGAGTCGTACACGAGGCGCGGATACGACTACTCGACAGCCACCTGGGCCGATATGGGCACCACCACCTGGGGCAGCGCACTCGGCAAATGGTCCGAGCAGTACGGCGCGACATCGGTGGCACCGACCCCGGTAACGCTGCCCTCGGCGGCCGTGGTGTGGGCACCGGAGTGGACCATGACGGCATCGACGATCATCAATGACGTCACGATCGCGTACGGCACCAGCGACCCGCAGGCCACGATCAACCAGACCGACACGGCCAGCATTACGGCGTATGGCCGGAACGCCATCAAGCTTGAAACGAACCTGGACCAGTCCAGTCACGCGAACCGCCGCGCCAGCCAGATCCTGACCGCGCAGGCCGATTCCCGGTATCAGATCGGCAAGGTCGAGGTGCTGCTGGACAAACTGACCGCCGGTCAGCGCACATCCGTCCTGGCGCTGAAAGCGGGAGCGCGGGTCATTGTGGAGGATCTGCCCCAACCGGCGCCGTTCGAGGAGTTCCTGGGCGTGGTCGAGGGCTGGGGGGAACTGCACACACCCGACCGGGTCAGCCTGACCCTCGCCTTATCCGACCCCAGGTACTCGTATGCCGTCGTATCTTGGGGCGAGGCACCAGCAGCTGCCACATGGGGTGGCGTACCCGTATCCAAGACCTGGAGCGACATAATTCAACCGACCGACCTGGACTAGGAGCAGCATGGCCACAACTACCTACGGCACCGAATATGTGCAGTCGTCGGACCTGGTCTCGAACTGGCCCGGCTCGAGCCTCTCGGTAGCCAACCGCATCGACGATGTCAGCCTCAAGGGCAATGGCCTGAACAACCAAACCGGCGTCAGTTACACCCTGGTGTTGACCGATGGCGGAAAGATCGTCACGCTCAACAACGCGTCCGCCGTGTCGGTGACGATCCCGACCAACGCCAGCGTGGCGTTCCCCACCGGCGTGGTAATCGGGTTCACAAACAAGGGCGCAGGGACCGTCACCCTGGCAGGTGCTAGTGGCGTGACCGTCAACGGTGCAAGCCTCACTCTGGCGCAGAACGAGTCCTGCACGGCACTGAAACTGGACACGAACACCTGGGTGGTTTCCAAGGGTGGTGGTATCCCAAAAGCCACCTATAGCTCAACAACGGGGTCACCGACGGTGACCACGGTGGGGAGCAAGACGTGCGTGAAATACACCGGGTCGGGATCGATCACGATTAGTAACGCTGGTTCGGTCAAATTGCTGGTAGTGGGCGGCGGCGGCGGTGGTGGCGCGGGCAACGTCAACTATGGCGGTGCCGGCGGTGGCGCAGGTGGCGCATTTGAGATCTCAGATGGATACGTTTCCGCAACAACTTTGACTGTCACAATCGGCGCGGGTGGCGCAGGCACTACAGGTGTCACCGTAAAAGCAGCCAACGGCAACCCCAGCAAGGTCGGCAACTATTACGCGCTCGGCGGCACTGGCGGTAGTGACGGTCAGAACATTGGCTACCTGACTGAAGTTGGAGGTTCTGGCCGTGGCGGCGGCGGCGGCTCTGCCTCAACAGGTTCAAGTCCTGGGTTTGCAGGTCAGGGTTCAGATGGTGGGACAGGTCACGGAACAACAACGGCCACAACAACGGCAGGTGGCGGCGGCGGCGGCGCTGGCGGTGTCGGTGGTAACGCCAGCAGCAATACCGGCGGAAACGGTGGCACTGGCATAACCGAGACATGCACCGGTACATCCATACAAGTCGGCGGAGGTGGTGGCGGTAGCGGTGCAACGACTGGTGGCACTGGTACGTTCGGCGGCGGCGCTGGCAGCACAACAACTGGTAATGCGGGCACCGTCAACACTGGCGGCGGCGGCGGCGCCGGCAGATCAAATCCTGGTGGCGCTGGCGGCTCCGGCATGGTCATTCTCCTTTTCGGATAAGGACAACCAATGGCTCACTTCGCACAAGTCGACGCAGACAACATCGTCCGCCAGGTCATCGTCGTGGCCAACGCGGCCATCGAGGATGCACCGTTCCCCGAGTCCGAACCGCTGGGCCAGGCCATGCTCGCCGAGTCCGGCTTCGAGGGCACGTATCTCCAGTGCAGTTACAACGGGAACTTCCGTGGCGCGTATCCGGGACAGGGCTGGTCTTATGACGCCGACCTTGACCAGTTCATCCCACCCTCGACACCGGAGCCCGCAGCATGAATCCCGAACAGATCCTCACCTACCTAAGCATCGGTGCCGTGATCGTCACGGCGCTGTTCTTCCTGATTGACTCCCGGATCGGCAAGGTGCTGCAAGAGCTGCGGCCGAACGGTGGCCAGTCGGCGAGGGATGCGCTGGACCGGATTGAGAAGAAGATTGATCAGGTGGAAGACAAGGTAAATGATCATATCAACTGGCACATGGGGCAGTCATGAAGTGGCTCGCGCAATCGCCGTACGCCAGCCTGCTGAAAATCCTGACCGGCGCTGCTCTCGGTGGGCTGCTGTCCTGGCTGATGGCCGCTGACGTGTCCCCTCTGATGGTCGCCATTGGCTCGGCCGTCATCCCCGTGGCGATCAACTGGCTCAACCCCGACGATCCCAGGTACGGCAAAGGCAGCCAGCCGCATTACCAAGACCAGGCCAATCGACCCGAGTTTGAGATTGAGGGGGAGAACTGATGCCACCGCCCAGGCCCCGACTGGTGGCAGCTGGCGCCACACTGCGCCGGCAAGTGAACCAGGCATTCCCGACCAGGGATAAGGCATCGGATGGCTGGATCGGCGACAAAGCGCACCAGGCCCGGCAGTCCGACCACAACCCTGACCGCAACGGCTACGTTCACGCCCTCGACATCGACGCTGACCTACTCGGCCCCAAGCAGCCGGTACGGGGTCGAGAGTTGGCGTTTCAGTTGGCCGACGAGCTGCGGATCTACGCCATGCGACAGCGACCCGGCAGCCAGCGACTGAAATACATCGTGTACCAGGACCGGATCGCCTCCGGCACATACAAGGACCAGTTCTGGATTTGGCGCGGAAAAGGCTACGGCCACTGGGCGCACATCCATGTGTCGTTTACGGCGGCCGCTGAACACGACGGGCTGCTGTTCCCGATCCCGATCCTGCTGGAGCGTGCCAAGTGATCAACCCCGGTGTGCTGGACCTGAAAATGTGGCAGGGCGTGACGTGGCATTACGAACTGCTGTGGGAGGACGGCAACCCGGCCGCCCCAGTCAACCTCACCGGCTACGAAGCGTTCCTCGAGGTTCGCCGCACGGCCGAGGACACCGAAGTCCTGATCGAGCTGGACAACCTGATCGGTGGCGCCGGTGGCATCACCCTCGGGGGCGCGGCCGGCACAATCGATCTCGACTTTGACGCCGACGACACCCTGCTGGTCGATCCTGGCTGGTTCGTGTATGACCTGCGGCTCGATGACGGATCCGGAACTTGGACTCGGCTGGTGGAGGGGAAGTTCGCTGTGATCGCAGCGGTGACCAGGCCATGACAGACACGATCATCACCGTGACGCCGCCCGGTGAAACCACGGTCACCGTTACCGGGCCGACCACGAATGTGCGCACCAACCAGCCAACGGTGCCCAATCCCAGGTATTACGGACAGCTGATCAGCACGGCATCGCAAACGAACCCGGTGGCATCGGCGATCAACCTG